ATGGAATAGAAGCGGGGAGGTCAGCTTGACCGGGAACGTTTGCGCACATAATAGGCTTGATAAACGACTCAGACGAAGGCACAGAGTTATTACCTTGGAATGTCGGAGTAGCCACGGCGCTAACAATCAATACGCCCAAAGCATACCGAACGCCCTTATACTTAACAAAGGGGGCAGCAAGGTTCTTCTGATATGCAGTGGTAGTAGCTGCAAACAGTGTAAGATCATTAGCCGTATTGGCAATAAGAGTCAGATCACCTGTAGAATCGTCCACCTGATATACCGCATAACGGCATAGCGTAGGTGTTGCAGCAGCAGCGGTAGTGCCGGTAATACCCCTAATAGCGGTAATAGTCTCTGTCTTCAATGCTGTAAAGAATGAAAGACGAAGGTTTCCCGTAGTGGCTGTAGCTGCGGAAGAAGTAATATCCATTCGGGAGAAGGACGATTCACCCACAGAAAGGGCACAATCTTCCCCCCTCCCTAAGGCGGGCAAAAGGCTATAGTCGAACGTTGGCATTATATGTCCTTAGGTACAAAAAAGGGGAGCAGGGGGTTAACCCTACTCCCCTAATTTGGGTTAGTAATATTAGGAGATTACGTCTTCCGTAATGCCGGAGATAAGACCGTGAGTGTTACGACGGTTAGTACCCATTTCACTGTACTCGTACAGCGTTGCGTAGTATTCATCATAATCACCGGTGGACTCCCGGCGCATACGCCACATATTACCTGTGCGGTTCATAAACTTATATCCGCCATTGTCGTAAATCTTAATGGCCTTTTCATTCACGAACTGCATAGTACCTGCGGGGCAATCAATATCTGCCACCATAGGGATTTCGCCCTGAGACGCGGACTGGAAAGCTACACCGCTAAAGCCACCTTCAAACTTAGTGGTATTAACAATACGCTTCTGTCCCTGCAAAAGGGAGAACCATGCACGCTGTACGCCAAGCGTAGTCCAAATAACAGTGGTTTCACCATCGTTATTGTAGATACGGTCAGCCATACGAGTCGGGATAAGCTCCGAGATAGTACCGGCGGAAGCCTTAACTTCTGCCTTCCATACCGGAGTAGTAGCCGGATCAAGCTGATGCAATACCGTGGTATCGGAAAGGATAGCGCCAAGGCCAGTCCATTCACGACCATATGATCCGGTACGTACCCAAATATCACCGGTAGTAATACCAGTCGGAGTACCCGTAAAGGTAACAACGTTAGTGGAAGTGTTAATACCGGTAACGGTAAGAGGACCCTGACGCTTTACCGCAGTAGCGCCGACCATAACATCATAGATGCCATTAAGGTCGATCTGCGAAAGAGAAGAAAGGGCAACCGTCTGGCCGGATACCGGAGCAGAAGATACACCGCGAGCACCGGAACCATTACCAAAGAACTGGCGGTTACGTTCCTTAGTAACGTCCGTCCGAATCTTGGTAACTTCCATATTAAGGGAGTCGGCAAAAGACTGGTAATCGGTATTAGCAAGTTCAATTGCCTGACCGGTAATACCAACAGTTGCATAGTGGTACTTCATAGGAACAAGGGCTTCACGAGTATCTTGGAAACCTGCAACGGGCAGGGGTTCCTGCTCATTACGAGAACCGATACCGGAGTTACGTCCAACGTGAATAGTCAGGTTGACGTATTTACCGCCCCATTTCTTAGCTGCGGTGCTATTGGTCTTAATACGCTGATATGCCTTAGCCCGGTCATTCAGCTGGGGAGTTACCCCGCCCTCATATACTTCTTTAAGAATAGGGGCGAGGGTAGTAAGTGTCTGTGACATTTTATAACCCTTCTACGGTTCTTTATTGGCTGCTGCCAACATAGCAACGATCCTTGCGGACCTTTCCTCGTCGGTCATTTCACCAAGATTTTTTCCATTGCCAGTAGGTAGGCCACCATTACCGCTTAATACTCTTGGAGCGGAATTGCTGGCCCTAGAATTACGCACCTGACTTACGAAAGATGCATAGTCCTTATAGCCTTCCTTAATATCATAGACACCAGTTCTGTCACCGATAACAACTGCCCGGTTAAGAACTTCTGCCCTGATCTTCGGGTTAAGCTTTACCTTATGTTCTGCTTCGATAGCTGCAAAGTCCCTATCCAATTCCTGTTCTGCTGCAACATCGGCCTGCCTTTGGGCTTCCCTTGCTGCTGCTTCTTGGAATTGATTAAGTGTCTGCTGCATACGAACGAACTCAGGGTGTTTAGTAAGATCGGGAACCTTATTATCCTCTAAATCAGGATCGTCTTGTTCTTCGTCTTTCTTTTCAACCTGCTGTTGGCCCTGTCCAAATCCGAACCGCTGTCCTAACTCGTCATACAAAGCTTTGGGGTTTGTATTAACGAGATTTGCGAAGGCGAAAGCCCTCTGGACTTCCTCAAATGGGATTTTATTCTCCAAAAGAGGCTTATACGGAGCATACTCTGACTGTACCTTAGCAAAGTTATCGTCCCAGCTTTTAAACTTGGGCAATACTTCCGGGCGTTTATCCTCCGGTACAAATTGGAGAATATCTTCCCAGTTAGGATCAGCTTTGATCTCTTTAGTTTCCTCGGGAGGGTTATTATCAGGGTCCTCGAAAGGTACACCAAACTCGTCAAAGTCCGGTTCCTGATTATCCTCTTGCTGTTCTTCTCCACCACCCGATCCATCAGGTTCAATCATGCTAATGAATGGGAAGATATTAGGGATGAACATTATTACTCTTTTCCGCGCTGTACCTTACGGCCCTATCGCTATGAGTTTAGATTACTGTGGGGGTTGTGCAGTGTCAACAGGGCTATTCAAATCAGAGAATTGGTTATTACCATCCTCATTAGGAGGTCCGCCCTGTTGGTTTGGGTCAGCATTAGGATCGCCACCCATACCTAGTTGTTTGAATATATCTTCGGACATTTGACGGAACTGCGCATCCTTATGGGCTTGCCTATGCAGTTCAAACTCTTGCTTAATCTCGTCGGGGTATTCCTCATACTCCTGAGATTTCATATGACGTTCATGTACCTGCAAATGTACGTCGTGGTTATCCCACTCATGTACTGCCAGCATAGGCTCATTAGCAGCTTCCATAATCTGTGCAGTCATAGGATTAGCCATAGGGTCAATACCCATAGGAGCTTCCATCATCTTCTGCTGGATCATCATATTAGCTTGTTCACGAGCCATAGCTACTTGTTCCACAGGGAGTTCGGCCATAGCGATATTCTCACGAATAGCCTGATTCTCGTCTACGTCCATAAGTTCGTAGTATTGAGACATAGAAGCCATGTTCATAAGCTTCAAGCCCTGATCTGGCGGGATATAGCCACGAGCCATAAAGTCGCTAAACATAGCAATACGGGCTGCTTTAGACTCAGGGAGAGAAGAACCGCCCTCAACCCTTACGTCTGTCGCGCCCTTAAGGTCTGCCTGTTCGAGATACTTAGCAGATACCGTATTGTTTTTGCCGACATACTTTACGAGACGCTTGCTATCCCAATACTGGATAGCCAATTGAATCGACTGACTGGCAATCTTTTGGACACATTCTTCCAGAGAGCTATGTATTGTATACATAAAGCTGTTATCCGATTCCTGTAGGAACTGAATAGCAGTACCGGAAGTAACACCAGCCGGTGCCGAACCTTTAGAGATTTGGTGCTGACCGGATATATCCTCCATATCAGTGAGGAATCCAGCTTCCAATTGCGGAACATAGTTGGGCATCTGTGGGAGAGGAATAGGCTGCGGGAACTCCATACCCGGCTTAACTTCAATCAGTTGAGCAGTAGCACTAGTCCATTTATTAGGATCAATAGAATTAGAGCGGTAGAAAACGCCCGGCTTAGCCATTGAGTTTCTTGCTTCGACAAGCTGAGAGCGCGTCCTATTGATTTCACGCTGAACAGGGATAAGATCCTTAATAACAGAATCGCAATAGAACGTCCCCGTTTGAACAGCGCCAATCTTAGAGAACGGATACTGGCCGTGGTCATAAGGCAATCCGTCTTCCTGAATATCAACGACTTCCTCGTCGATAACAACTACGCGACCGCCCTTAGGAAACAGTTTGCTGGAACCCGGCTTAATCCATGCTTCGATAATAAGGCAGTTATTCGTGGTGGACTTTTCCCCGCCCGAAGTATTACTGACATTGAGGTATTTAGGCTCCATGATTTCCGAAGCCGTAACCGTCTTAGGTGCCCATCCTTCTTTCTTTACCAACTCAGGGTAATGGGTGCTAATCCATTCCATAGGCTTAGTAAATACGTTCAGGACATAAGGCTGTTCCTCAATCTCTTCTTCAAGAAGATCGGGAACCATTACATTAAACGGAGATACTGAGTGCCAGCAATGGTCGCCAGTAATAACCTCAGGTTCCTCTGTAATGGGGTTAATAGTGCGACCTTCCTCTTCATAAGAGGGGTCCCAATATACCTTGATATATCCATTACCGGTTACGGAGCACCACCATGCAGCCTTACGTAGCTCACGTTCGAGCTTAAGACGCTGCCTAAGGCTCTCAAATACAGCCTCAGCAGCTTTAGCTGACTCCATATCCTGAGACTCGTTAGTGGCCGGTACAACGCTGCACGAAGGCTTCTGAGAGCAAAGCCTAGATACCTCAGTGCGTACTACCGGCTTTACGCGGTTAATAACCAGCCTAATACGGCGTTCGGGCGCAGGGATAGTAATAAGCTGACCATCTACGAAGTCAACATACTGGTCACCATTATAGAACGCCATATTCATATACCATTGGCGCTTAATAGGTTCCAGCTGTTCCTTGCAAAGACGGTATTGCTTACGTGTCCAATCGGAAATAGCCTGCATACGCTCTGACTCTTTAATAGCTTCCAGAGCTTGCTTATCCTGTTCGGGATCACCTGACAGGATAAGAGGCTTTTTATCCTTGTTCTTGGAGAACAGGGACCCCATTGACCTCGAATTGCTTTGATCCGTAGTAAATAGACTCATCTCTCGTCAGGTATCCTTTCTGCATAGCTTCTTTAAAACCGATTTCGTCGTCGGTTGGTTCGTCTTCAAAAGAAGGCTTCGCAGTATCAGGAGTATTATTCGAGATATAAGCGTATGTGGCCAAATCTTTAGAGGTCAAAAGGTCCGACTGGTGCTGGTTCTGCTTCCGCAGGTTTTCTATTGTCCTGTGATTCAACACGTTGAGAATTGTCAAGGATGCGATCGACGTTATTGATAGAAGCAAGAAACTTAGCAGTAAGATCGTCGAGTCCATCTTTCAATTCTTCCTGTGCTGCGGGGAGTAAGTTAATCTGTCTACGGAGTTCGGCATTCTCTTCCTTAAGTCTTTCAACTTCGGGAACAGTCAACATACCAATGGTTCGGGCCATTTCTACAATGTCCTGAACCTTGATATATATGGAGCCGTTATAGTTTTCCAAATCGAGATTAAGATCAAACACCCTGCCGGGGTCCGTATCCCGATGAATAATATCGAAGTACGGATGGGACAAAGGCTTATCCCACAGAAGGTAACGTCCTGAGGTAAATACCGGCTCAGACATTATCGAGCTTCTTAAGGAAGTCGTCGTCTTCATTAGCCCGCTGTTCCTTAGGAGTATCCCGCTGGACCTTTACCTCTTCGGTAATATCTTTCTTCTGCGAGTCGGTAACATCGACGGTATTGGTCTTACCGGAAAGGACCTGATTAACATCATCCTTCTTGGCAACATCGGGAAGCTTAGGAACTTCAATACCCTTAGCTACAGAATCCTCAACAATAGCTTTACGGGCTTCTGCCGGGTCTTCGAGGTCAACAGTGTGTACCTGAGTTACAATACCGGTTCCAATATCATCGGCATGTGCCTTATGGATACGGTGTCCTTCTACCTGAATAGCCGTGTTGTTAAGGGCGGGGTTATACTTGGTCCTCTTAAGCTCAGGCTGGAATACCGGGTCGTCGTCACTAAACAAGGGAAGCGGGGCTTCATATACATCGTGAACCGTAGTCTTAGCTACGTCTTCTTTAACGTCCATATCGGCGGTTACGGCACCAAGAGGCATACCGGCACTGTCGTAAGGGGATGCTGCAAACTTCTTATCCCAGTTAACCATTTCAATTCTCCATCATATATGCTTGGCTATTAGAATATTGCACGTAATCGTTCGTAACCTTTGGTGCAAAACCATCGTAATAAGGCGATGGTACATCAAGGTGGAACTTACGTAAACTGTCAACCCTGTCGGGGGTTAGTTCTTGTTGGGTACAAATGAAATACCTAAGACTATCGGGGGCGTCGTCATTCTTCTTGTCAATGGTAACCTTTTCAACCTTCTTAAGGTCCATTGTACGAGACTCGTATTTCTCCCATCTAAGGTTCTTCATTTGCTTTTCAAGCACTGGACAATCATAGTACGTCCATAGCGGAGTATTGTTTACGAGAGTCTGGATATAGGTAGTCATTTTGGTGACACCTATTTCCACTGAACCCGCACCAGCTGGTACGCCTTCTACGCCAATGTAAACACCGCGCTTAGCGTACTCTCCAATAACCGACGTACCAGTATGTTCCCTTACCTGCTTCATAGCAGGATCACCGGTACGGTTATATACAGAGAATCCCTTAGAGACTATATTCTCTGCTTCCCACTCCAATATCTCAGCAGCAAGAGATTCAATAGTACGTTCGGATTCGACAATCTCATGGAAGGTTACTATATGCCCGGTACGCTTATCTACTGCGTGCCATAGCCAAGCAGCAGGGTGACGCCAACCAGTATCCAGAGAAGTCCATATCTCATGGTGCTTAGTAAGCTGGAATGTAGACCGGGCATGAAGCTTCATATTGAAGTCTTTATATACCAGTCCCTTAATACGAACGAAGCGACCCTCTTCGCGGGCCTGCCTATCGGCATCGTCCGTAATGTTACGCAGAATCTTATCTTTACCACGCTGGGTAAGGTGGGGGTTATCGTGCATAGATACTTCGAGAACTAATGTCTCGGGCCTATTGCCGTCTTCCCACGGCTCATAGATAAGATCGAATACCCACGTAAGACCTTCAACCGGGGTCATAGAAATCCACCAGTCGCCGTCTGTATCAATAAGACGCATAAGACACTCTTCCCATATAGCGCGGGGAGGTTCTTCGTCAAAGGATATAAAGTGACGTGACGTACCAGCAAACTTTTCTAGGTCCTGCTCATAGGTCATAAACTCAATAAAGGAACCGTCCGCTAGGTATAGGGTGCGTTCCTCTTTGTTATAGGACCTTTCCCAGCTTCTATCAATAAGAAACCTTTTGGGCATGAGGGCTTTAAACATAGGAAGGACGATCTTAATAAGACCTTCCTTCAAAGAGACTGTGACGATACGGCCACGAATAGGGCCCGGCTTATTAAGCTCGGGCCTAAACGGATGCGTCTTTGTTAATCGCCAAACACATTCAACTACGTTACCTACTGTCTTGCCAGACCTGTTACCGCCAATGAATAGTTTTTCTTCGGCATCGCTGGTATGAAAGACTATCTGCTTTTCGTGAGGCTTATATGCGTATATAGAAGTGAGCATACTCTCGTCGGCGGGAATAAGCATAGCAAGTTCGTCTGCTGTACTCTCCAACATTTCTGATAGAGTAGGCCCTGCCTTTTTACGCGCAACCATCTTAACCTCTAAGGTGTAGTGTTATCTTCGCAACCGAGTTCGGTAAGCATAGTGATAACAGAAATTAGTGCAGCACCGCTAGCCCTTGAACCTGTAATAGTCCGTCCATCCAACAGCCTAACAGAGTTAGCGCCGTCATGGTTATGCGCACCGGAGGCAGCTTCATTTACCCCGATACCTAGGCTATGGTGGTGAGCTTGTGCGTCCCTATTAAGGTCGTCATTAGTATGGAACTCATTAACGAGTTTCTGTGGGGGCCTTTCCTCACTATTGACTGAGGCCCCCTCATTAAACTGTCCACCAGCCATTACGAGAACGTCCCATCTGCTGCGCCGTCGTCGTAAATAGAATAGATAGCACGTTCGTTATTGTTTGCCACAATGGTAATAGAATCATCACCATATACCCGCTGAACCCTGAACTTAAGCTGCGTTGTCCTATTGGTATCCTCAATATGATAAGACACTACAGGTCCAGTTGATCCGGTCGAAGCGCCTACGAATGTCTGGACGAATTTAGTACGTCCTTCCAATACCGTAAGGTTGGTAAGCAAAGCTGCTGCGTCCGCCACTGGAGCGAGGCAAATAGAGCAGTAGAATAGAGAGTCTGAGTTACCGCTCATAAGATACGAGAAGTCCCAAACAATCCTATACTTACGCCCGGCTGTAAATGTAAAGCTAGGGATATTCTCGACAATAGCATCAAGTACAGCACCTGTAGAACCTGTAACGTGCTTCTGGTATACCAAACCTTTAGGCAGCTTATCCATAGCAATAGCTAGGGCATCAATAGTATCGAGGTTATTGTTAGTCAGCAAGCGGGAATACTTCTCGCCACCTGCTGCCTTAACCAATCCTAATCGTGTAGTTGAGGTACTCACTGAA